TGCAGGGAAATATGAGCCGTCGGTCGCGCTCCGAACATGGCGGGCGGCGTTGCCGACAGATCCCAGGAGAGCTTGGCCGGGTCCACGTTCTGGCCGATGGTGGAGAACCCCGACGAGGAGGCGAGGGCCATCACGTTGTAGACGATGTGGATCTTGTAGCCGAGATCCGGATCGAGATCATTACCCACCTTCGTGCGATACGAAAGGTGGAAGGTCTTGGCGCCCTGGTCGTAGAGGTAGACCCCCGGGGCGTACAACGCGGAACCCGTCAACTCGTCGAGGACATCCGGGTAGGTGAAGGCTTCCAGCTTGGCGGAATATGCCCCGACCACGTAGTGATCGAGATACTTCACGCCGTCCAGGTAGAACGACTTGACCTCTCCGGTCACGTTCTCGGAGATCTGGGTCAGACCATTCCACGGAACAGCATCGCCATCGACGGTGTAGAGGACCCCGCGGTCGACGCCCGTCTCGAAGTAGCGCTCGCCGATCCGGTCCCATTCAAGAGCTGTCATGCGGATCCTCCTTTCTCTTACCGTTTGATGTGCGTTCCACTCGACCCAGAATGTAACCCGAGCCGAGTCCGAGGATTCCAGCAAACATCGAGCCGAAGGTGCTGACCATCCGCAAGCCGATGGTGGTATCTCCGAACAGAATCACCACGGTCATACCACAACCGTAGAGCAGCATGATGGCGAACAACCCCCGAACGAAATATCGGAAGATGTCGTCCATGCGTCACATGTCCATGCCGGAGTCGTAGGGCTTGCCGGTCAGCTTGCACCAGGCCCAGCGTGCGGTCTGCTTGACGATCGTGAGCACGCCGAAGCAGACGTTCAGGATCAGCATGATCACTCTCATGGGACTCCTATCCCTTCGTGCCCCATTCAGCCCGGCGCTTCGCATTGAGCTCGCGTTGGCGCTGGGCGATTTCGGCACGAGTCATCTTCTTAGGCTTGTCCTGCTTGACGTTGGCGATCCGGATCAGCGTGAACAACCGGTTGAGATGCCAGTACTGCGCTTCCCATTCGATCTGAAAGACGCTCATCCAGTAGTAGATGAGCTCGGCTGTCACCGTCTCGGTATTGCGTTTCGTCTGAGGTGTCGCGTCGGAGAACCACGTCGCCGTCATCTTCTTGTTGATGTAGGCGTTGATCTCCTCCATGTTGTGAGGAGTAAGTTTCTCCAGGAAATCCCCCGGGGGATTTTCGGTCAGCGTCATACAGCGAATGTATGCCAGAGCTTCATCCGCTGTCTTGGGAGCATCACCCAGAAAGGGCTTTTCGAATTCCGACTCCCATTTTGAAAGGGAGAACAGAGAATGCTCCAGCTCGAGCTCGAAGCCGCCTTCGAAGCGGAACCTATCCGTACTTTCGTCGAAGACTTCCTGAGCCCCAACCTTGATTGTGAGCATTCTCTGATTCCTTTCATCTGCCTGCACATGGCGGTAGCACGCCTTTACACCACCCGCCGCCAGAGAGACCCAGGAGAGTGGGAAGTCTCTTTCAGACGGCTCCGCGTGCCCTTCCCTGGGTGTCACGACCCCATGTGCAGTCTCCCGGACCCCCTAGGAGTTCTTGTAGGTCCAGGTCTCGTCGCCGACCAGGTTGTACCCGGACTGCGCCGTGGCCCGAACCGTGGCCGTCGCGCCGACCGCCAGCGCGGGCTGGGCACCGGGGGCCTTGTTGGAGCCGCCGACCTTCCACTGGACGCCCGTGACGGCGGGCAGCGTGATGACGCCGGTGGCGTCGTCGAACGTCGGCTGGTTGGCCGCGACGGTCAGGTCGACGTTGACGGTGCCGCCGCCGACGATGGCGATGACCTCGTCGGGTGAGGGCATGCGGGGATCGTCGTCGGCGGTGCCGAACAGGATGTCCTCGAGCTCGGCGAGCGCGTCGGGATCGGTGGTCGTCGAGTCGACCGTGAGGATCGAGGTCGGCTTGCGATCGGTGACGTTGATCGGAGTGGTCGTGAACTCCCACGACAGCGTGGCCGCCTCGGGGGAATCGTTGACCGTGGCGTAGGCCTTCTCCGACGGGGAGGCCTGGGCGCCGTAGACGAGGTGCAGCTTGTAGCCGAGATCCGTGCCCTGGGTGTCGTTGCCCATGAGCGTGCGGTAGACGAGGCCGAAGGGACGGCGCCCCTGCTGGCCGATCGAGACGCCCGGGGCGACCTCGAAGGATCCGTCGTTCTGGGCGAACTCGTCCGGGTAGGTGAAGGCCTCGATCGTGCCGCCGAACTCCTCGGCGGAGACCAGGTTCACGTAGACGATGTTGTCCGCATACTGCTTGTTGGACTCGGCCCCTGAGGGCGACTCCGTGACGGTGGTCAGACCGTTCCAGGCCACGCCGTCGACGTACTCGCCGGTGTCCGTGTCGATCTGGTACAGGACGCCGTGGTCGACGCCGGTCTCGTACCGACGCTCACCGACGTTGTCCCATTGCAGGACTGTCATTGCTGAAGGGCTCCTTTTCAGAAGAAGAGGGAGAAGACGTAGTGGTTCAGGTCGTCAGACGGAAAGGATCGCTCGAATGAGCAATACCTCAACGCTTCGACCTTGTCCGCGAGGTCGGTGTCCGGGTTTCGGTCGATGACCGTTACCTGATACCGCTTGAAGTGCCGATACAGCTCGTTGTCCGCATGCTGCGTCTGGGTCCCATCCCGCGTGTACGTGATGCACGGGAACTGCATCTGGTGCCCCGACGGAGGCTGAAAGTAGACGTGGTCCACGAGTTCCGAGAGGACTTCATGGAGTTCCAGCCGGGGTCGGCCCATTGTACACCTCCCCCAGCTGGAGCGTCAGGCGGGGCCGCTCGACCACGACGTCAGTCACAGTCCAGAGTTGCCCCGCCCATTCCACGTACTTGATGGCGAAAAAATGCTCTCTCGCGAAAGCATCCCCCACGATGCTGATCGAGTTTCCGACAGTGAGATCCTTGTTCAGTTTCTCACCCTGGACGAGCATCCTTCGGGCAGTGACGATGTCACCTTGGAAAATATGCTCGACCATCACGTCGGACCACACTCCCGGCGCGGTCTCAGTGGAAATGCCGAAACCGACCCGACCGTGGAATCTCGCCATCGGTCAGCTCAGCGAATCCGCTGGATCAGGCGCCCGCCGTGCCGCGGAACGTCCACTCGTCCTCGACGTTGTTCTCGACGAAGTACGTCGCGTTCGGGATGGCGTAGATCGTCACGTCCTTGCCCTCGTCGATCGTGTAGGGCGAGCCCGCCGCGGTGACGGCGGCGTTGGTGTCGGACCGGCGGTACGTGATGCCCGTCGTGTCGACGATCGTGACCTCGGACTGGTCGGAGTCGAACGTCGGCTCGTTCGGGACGACCTTGGTGGCGCCCGCCGCGGCCTGCTTGATGACCAGCGCCGACCGGATCTTGACGAGCGCGCCGGACGCGCGGGTCTCGATCAGGTACTTGTACTGGTTGTAGTCGATGTCGAAGTCGTCGAAGAACGAGATCTCGCCACCGCGATCGGCGCCCATCGTGTAGTCCTGCAGGTTCACGATGATGCCGATGAGGTCCGGCTCGTCCTCCATGACCTCGACGGTCACGACCTTGGCGACGCCGAGCTCCGCGGCCAGGTCCGTCGACGTGCGGTAGAACCGGCGCCCCTGGTTGTCGCGGGCGAGCAGCATCTGGGTCATGACCGGCAGCGTCGTGTAGAACGTCGGCAGGCCCGAGCCCTTGTAGAAGCGCATCGACTCGAGGATCTTGTCGACGAGGTCCGTCTTCTTGAGGTCGCCGTCGACGTCGATGGTGATCGTCGCGGCGTAGAGGTCGTCGTCGTTCAGGATCGAGCGGATGCCCGCACCGTCGGTGGCCCCGGCGGGGTCGCGGATCTTGTCCTCGTCGTCCACCTCGCGGCCGTCGCCGATGAGGATGGCCCGCGCGATCTCCTCGTCGAGCATGAGGCGCATCTCGGCCTTGAGCCAGAGCACGACGTCGAAGTCCGTGATGTCGATGATGTCGTCACGGTCGAGCTTCTGCTTCTTGTAGATCGTGGAGGGCGTCGTGACGCGCTTGGTGAGGGAGAAGAACTCCTCCTTCTTCAGCGTGCCCTTGATGTAGCCCTTGGCCCGCGCCTCGGCGTGGGTGATGTCGGCGATGATCGACTTGATCCGCGAGAACGGGCTCTTGCGGACGGAGGCGAGCACGTCGGAGACCCACTCGGTCCGGCGCTTGTCGAACTCGGGCGTGTCGGTGATCGTGCGGGCGTCGGGGAACAGCGTGTCGATGTCCTCGATGCCGTGCTGCATCGCGTAGTGCTCGACGGCCTCCTTGAAGGAGCCGCGCTTCGGGGCGTCCTCGGCGATGGCCA